GCAACAGGGGACTTCGCAACCAGTATTGCCGTGGCTAACGTGGGCATTTCAACGGGCGTTATTGACCTACAGAACGGCGGATCACAGTCTGTTGTTAGGTTTTATTGTGAGGCCAGCAACGCGCATTATGCTCAGATACAAGCTCCCGCTCACGGATCGTTTAGCGGAAACGTGACGCTGACACTTCCCGCGACTACAGACACAATCGCGGGTATTGCCGCAACGCAGACGTTTACGAATAAGACGCTTACCTCTCCTAAAATTAACGAAGACGTGGCAGTAACTACAACTGCTACAGAAATAAACTTGATCGACGGTGGTACATCTAGGGGGACCACGGCGGTAGCAAGCGGTGACGGCATTTTAATTAACGATGCTGGCACAATGCGTATGACCAACGTGGATACTGTGTCTACTTATTTTTCTGGTCATAGCGTAGGTGGCGGTAATATCGTAACTACTGGCGCGTTGAACTCTGGGTCTATTACGTCTGGCTTTGGCGCAATAAATAACGGGGCAAGCAACATAACCACAACGGGCGTTGGAGCTTTTGGGTCTTTAGACATATCGGGTGACATAGACGTAGACGGCACGACCAATCTTGATGCGGTGGATATCGACGGTGCAGTACAGCTAGACGCCACTTTCACTGTAGGCGCTAACGACCAAGGCTATGACGTTACCTTGCACGGCGATACTGCTGCTAGGAATGTTGTTTGGGATAGTAGTGCAGACAGTTTGATATTCTCAGACAATGCCAAGGCTGTGTTTGGCGCTGGGTCTGACCTACAGATTTACCATGATGGTTCTAATAGCTTTATTAGTGACCAAGGTACTGGTCAATTAACATTGCTTGGGTCAAATGCTATTGCTCTTAATAATGCTGCAAATACAGAAAACATGTTGGTTGCCTTTGAAAACGGCTCTGTTGATCTCTACTACGATAACAGCAAGAAACTCGCCACAACAAATACGGGCGTAGAGATAACAGGCTCACTAAAGCCTCTGACATATCAAGAGACATACGTGGCTAAAAGCGCGGCGTCCACTGTGACTTGTGACCTAGCTACGGGAACTTCGTTTAGTGTGACGATGGATCAAAACACCACGTTTGCTTTCACTAATCCTCCGGGGTCAGGCACGGCGTTCAGCTTTACGTTGTTTGTTACACAGCACAGTACCGCTGTTACGTTAACATGGCCTAACACGGTAGATTGGGCTGGCGGCTCTGCACCAGATGCAGCGGGTAATAACGAGGTTCAGGCATACGCATTTTTCACCCGCGATGGCGGCACAACATACTATGGTTTCTTGGGAGGAACAGCCATTGCCTAGATCATTTGATGCAGTTTTCTACGGCGCGGCTGGTGGTAGTAGCACAGCAGAGTTTCTAATTGATGGAACCAGCCAAGGCGAAATAGAGTCTGGGTCTACGTTTAATATTACTTACACAGGTTCCGAAAGAACAGTAACCGTTACTGTCGACACTGTTTTTACTGTAACAACTTGGGGCGCTGGCGGTGGCAGCGCTGGAAGAAGCGGCGCTCAAGGTGGTGGTGGTGGATATTCTACAGGAACTGTTACTCTTTCCGCAGGAACAAATTATAAAGTAATTGTAGGTCAAGGCGGTGATTATAATGGGAGTGGGGCGGCAACCGCAGCTTTTGGTGGGGGTGGCGGTTCTAGCAGTGGTCCGGGTACTTACGGGGTAGGCGGTGGAGGCGGTTATACGGGTCTTTTTACAGGCTCTGTGTCTCAAGGTAATGCTATTATTATTGCTGGCGGCGCTGGCGCCGGTTCTGGTGATACCTCTACGGGCGGCGGAGGCGGCGGTTCTTCAGGTGGGGCATGCAGCAACGCACCCGGTAGGGGGGGTACAGGTGGTAGTCAATCAGCAGGCGGTACGAGTCCGAGTGGGGGGTCCGCAAATGGTAGCGCACTGCAAGGCGGCACTGGAACAGGCTACGGTTCGGGTGGAGGCGGCGGCTATTTTGGTGGGGGTGGCGGTGCTAACTCGGGTCCGGGCGGTGGCGGTGGGGGGTCTGGTTACATAGGCGGTGTATCTAGTGGTACAACTACTAGGGGTAACAACAATGGAACTCCCGGCAACACCACCAATATCCCCGCTAACGTAGCTTATGGTGGTGCGGCTTATAATGACGGTAAGCCCGGATACATAAGATTTGTCGCGGCATGATAAGGATTTCAAGATGAAAATAGCTAAATTAAATGGCAACTCTGTGCAAGAGGTAGGCGAACATCGTTCTTTGTTTCCTAAAATATCATTTCCTTCAAGCGGCCCAAATGCCGAATGGTTGAGCGCAAATAGTTGTGCGGTGGTTAAAATAAATTATACTTGTAATGATGCTTCCGAGAAAATTGCAGAGTCTAGCCCATTTCTACAGGACGGTGTGGTTCACACTAAGCGAGTAATTCCGCTTACAGATGAAGATTTGGCGGATCGTAGTGCGGAACTTGAAGCACGGTTGCGTGGGCAACGTGAATTAAATTTGTTGTCTAGCGATTGGGTGGTAACAAAAGCACTTGAAAGTGGAACACCTGTACCAACTGCTTGGGTGACGTATCGCACCGCCCTGCGTGATATTACTTCCCATGCTAACTGGCCTAACTTACAGGGTGATGATTGGCCCACGGTGCCTAGCTGATGTTAGGTTTTGCCCCACTAGCTAACAACTCCATTGCTGGTTTTGGCAATGTTCCCGTAGACACGGCGGTTACGGGTGTTGCTGGTACGGGTGCTGTTGGCACTATAGGTATAATATCCAACGTAGCCGTTACGGGCAACTCAGGCACTGCTTCGGTGGGTTCCGTGTCGGTTGGAGCAGATATTTCCGTAACAGGAGTATCAGCCACAGGGTTTGTAGGGACCGCGAACGTTTGGGGGCAAATCATACCCTCGCAAAACTCTCGGTTCTCTGCTATAACCGTTTCACAAACACCGTCTTGGACGAATATCATCGCGGCATAGGATAACAACATGGCTAGTACATATGTAAACGATCTAAGGCTTGAAGAGATTGGTACTGGCGAAGCGTCTGGTACATGGGGTACTAAGACCAACGCTAACCTTGAGCTTATTGGCGAGGCGTTTTCTTATGGCTCAGAGGCCATAGCGGATGCGTCCACACACACTATTACAATAGCTGATGGAACCTCTGACCAAGCGCGATCATTCTATTTAAAATGCACTGGCGGTGGTCAGGCTTGCACGGTCACGCTTGCGCCCAACACCGTTTCTAAAGTTTGGATGATTGAGAACGCGACAAGCGCAACGTTAACTTTCTCTCAAGGATCAGGGGCCAACGTTGCCGTTGCCGCTGGCGAAGTTAAGATGATTGCTACCGATGGCGGAGGTGGTGACGCTATTGTGTACGATCTGTTGACAGATGCTAACTTAGCAGGAACAACGGCTATTGCCGCTTTAAAACTGGCAGGAACAACGGTTACGTCCACAGGCGCGGAATTAAACATATTGGACGGCGTTACAGCTAGTGCCGCAGAGATAAATATTCTAACGGGTGTTACGTCAACCGCCGCAGAATTAAACTATAATGACACAGGCGCGGGGGTTGGCACTGTTGTTGCCAGTAAGACGGTAACGGCAGACGCTAATAAAGATGTAGCAAGCCTTCGCAATCTTACGATTACGGGTGAATTAGATGCGGCAACTTTAGATATATCAGGCGCTGTTGATATTGACGGCGCTATTCAATTAGATGCAACTTTCACCGTGGGCGTAGATGACACGGGTTATGACGTTAAATTCTTTGGGGACACAGCTAGTGCCTTTATGCAATGGGATGCTAGTGCAGATGATTTGATATTGGGTGGGGCTGCTGGAATTGTTATTCCTGATGGTAACTTAACCCTTGGGTCAACTGCAGTTACTGCAACTGCGGCAGAATTAAATTTTGTTGATGGCGTTACAAGTTCCATTCAAACGCAGATAAGCGCTTTATCGCAAACTCCTGCTGGATCAATAATCTACCACGCAGCTAACTCTGCGCCTACAGGCTTCTTAAAGGCTAACGGTGCAACGGTATCTCGTTCAACTTATGCCAATTTGTTTTCAGCCATTGGAACAACTTTTGGCGCTGGGGATGGCAGCACAACATTCCTTCTCCCTGACCTTCGAGGCGAGTTTATGAGAGGCTGGGACGACAGCCGTGGTATTGATGGTAGCAGGGCATTTGGTTCAGCGCAGGCTGATCAGATGGAGGAACACAATCACATCACCTCGAATTACCCACTTCACCAAGGATACGGGGGTGGGACTGGTGCCTTAGTTGTTCGAAGCCCTGCAGACACCCAGCACGGCAATCTTTCCACCATCTTAGGCAATAGGGGTGGCACAAGCAACAGCAGCGAGAATCGACCACGTAACGTAGCCCTACTTGCTTGCATTAAACACTAAGGAGACCTAAATATGAAAGTATATCAAACTGACATTAATGGTGTCTATGTAGGAAACACAGTAGCAGACCAAGACCCTTTGGATAGCACTAATTGGCTTATTCCAGCGGGTTGTGTAGAGACCACACCGCCAACAATGACTGACAGCCAGCTTGCTAAATGGAATGGTACAGAGTGGGTTTTAGAAGATACCCCTATTGTGAAGTCTGACCCAGAACCTGAGCCTATCGCACCAGAGGTTTTAGTACGTGCAGAACGTGACAGCCGCCTAGCGGCGTCTGACACAATGGCATTGGCAGACCGCATCACAGACGCATGGCGCACTTATCGTCAGGCGCTGCGTAATGTACCCGCACAAGCTGGGTTCCCCACAGATGTAACTTGGCCCATTGAGCCTATCTAATGCCAGATATAAATGAGCGCGTCTCGGCGTAGTTTTCCAAAGGTGATATATGCCATTAACAAAGTTACAGTTTAAGCCCGGAATTAACCGAGAAACCACTTCGTATAGTAACGAGGGCGGTTGGTTTGATGGTGATAAAATACGATTTCGCATGGGCTTTCCTGAAAAAATAGGCGGTTGGGTTAAAAACTCAGACAACGCTTTTCTTGGAACGTGTCGTGCGTTACACCCGTGGGTTGCCTTGTCTGGTGACAAATATATTGGTGTAGGCACAGGGCTTAAATACTACATTAGTGAAGGCGGCGCATACAAAGACATTACACCTTTACGAGTGGCGTCTTCTGCCGTCACGTTTGCAGCGGGTGCTGACACGTTAGACGGGGCCATTAGTGCTACAGCGCAGTCTATTGTTCTGGATAGCGGCAGTGGGTTTCCCGTAGGTGGCGGACGTATTCTTATAGGCTCAGAGCAAATAACCTACGGTGCTATAAGCACTGCCACACTGACGGGATGTGTGCGCGGCGTTAACGGAACAACAGCGGCGTCGCATAACGATGGTGTAGCGGTAACGTGCTGTACTCTGTCTGTTACAGATTCTGATGGTCACGGCGCGTTAGAGAACGACTTTGTAACTTTCTCAGGCGCGGCAACCCTTGGCGGCGCAATTATCGCAGACGTTTTAAATCAAGAGTATCAAGTAACGCACGTTGTCAGTGCCACCGTTTTTCAAATAGAAGCTAGGGCTGTAGCAACCATTTCTGAAATAACTACAACGTCTGGATTAAACCCAACATTTGTTTTTGCTAACACAAGCGACAGCGGTAACGGCGGCGGCTCTTCTGTAGGGGCGTACCAAATCAACACGGGGCTGGATACTTCTGTTCAAGGCACGGGCTGGGGCGCAGGCACTTGGGGTCGCGGTACGTGGGACTCGGCCTCGGACCTTACGGCTGGCGGCAACACTCTTCGTATTTGGAGCCACGATAACTTTGGCGAAGACCTGTTAATGAACGTTCGTGACGAAGGTATATTCTACTGGGATAAAACAAACGGCGTTACAGCAAGGGCGGTATCTCTTGCAAGTCTAGGTGTTGCAGCCGATAATATTCCGACTATTGCAAAGCAGGTATTAGTTTCAGACAAAGACAGGCATATCATAGCGTTTGGTTGTGACCCTGAAACAGACATTGGCACACAAGACCCCTTGCTTATTCGTTTTGGCAGTCAAGAAAGCCTGACAGATTGGTCAGCCAAGGCCACTAATACAGCGGGTGATTTGCGAATTGGTTCTGGTTCCGAGATTGTAACCGCTGTTGAAACCAGACAACAGGTTCTAGTGTTTACAGACGTATCGCTACACGCCATGCAGTTTCTTGGACCGCCATTTACATTTGGTATTAACACCGTTTCAGAAAACATTACTACAGCAAGTCCGTTGTGCGCTATTGCGGTTAATGACAACGTGTTTTGGATGGGACGCGAAGAGTTCTATGTGTATGCGGGTGCCGTTAACAAGCTACCCTGTACGGTAAAAGATTACGTGTTTTCCGATTTTAATGAACAACAAATTCAAAAGGTAACCGCGGCAAACAATAGTTCTTTCTCGGAAATATGGTGGTTTTACCCCTCGGCTAGCAGTGACGAAAATGACCGCTATGTTGTGTTTAATTATGAGCAGCAAGTTTGGTATTACGGCACGTTAGATCGAACGGTTTGGGTGGACCGTGGCGTTGACGCATTGCCCATAGCCGCAGGTTCGGATCATTACTTGTATGAACACGAAAACGGTTTAGATGACGGCAGCACAGTTCCAGCGTCCGCTATTGCCTCACACATTGAAAGCAGCCAGATAGACTTGGGTGACGGGGATCAGTTTGCTTTCTTGTCAAGAATTATACCCGACATTACGTTCCGCGATTCCACTGCCAATACACCAACAGCTACGTTTACTCTGGGTGTTAGAAACTTTCCGGGCGGTAAATACTTACATACCGACGAAGATGTAGTATCAAAGACTGCCTCAACGCCTGTTGAGCAGTTTACCACTGAGGTTAGAACGCGGTTGCGCGGACGGTCATTTAACTTAAAGGTTGAAAGCACTGCGACAGAAACCACTTGGCGCTTGGGTACTCCAAGAGTCGAAGTTAGACCTGACGGCAGAAGATAATGTCTAGGAATCTAGTCCGCCCGTTTTTTCCAATTCCGCCGCAGGAATACGATCAGACGTACTTTGATGAGGTTATTCGGTCCTTTGCCGTGTACTTAGATCAAATGCAGAACCCCGGAGAGGGTAGAAATACGGCGTTAGTTTTGACCAATTTACAGACGGACGATCAGGGCTTAGAAGTGGGCAGTCTGTTTCAATACAGGGACGCTGCGGGCGTTATGGGTCAAATAAAGATTGTGCTGGCGAATCAACCCAATTTACGCGGCAATTCGGTTACAGGCTTTGTGGGTGCAGTTACGGTGACAACATGATAAATACATGGAAAAGTTTTAGACGGTCTGATACAGTCCAGATCAAAGGGGCGATGTGATGCAAGAACAGATGTATTTTCCCGAAGGTGGTGTAGGGTCTTTCTTAACCTCTAACATGGATGAAATGCCTGACAACGTACTTGCGTTTGGTCAGCCTCGCGGCATTAACTCTATGGGCGACGTAGCAAACCGCATGGCTCAGATGGGCCGTAACGGCGATACGGAACTGGCTCACGTTAATCGTGACGAGATTATTATAGACCGGAACATGGCCCGCGATCCGCGGATCAGGAACGCTATGGCGGAGGTTTTTAGTGACAATGACATGGACATGTCGCGTTACACGGTTGGCAACGCGGCTAACTCTGTAAACCCGTACACTGGTAACAAAGAGTT